ACTTTGGTGTAACTTGTGGTATGCGTACAGTAGCCGAGCAGGAAGCTTTGGTTGCAAAGGGTGCATCACAAACTATGAAAAGCAAACACTTAGAGGGTCGTGCAGTAGACCTTGTAGCTTACGTTGGTCCTAACGTTACGTGGGCTTTGAATATGTATGACGATATAGCTGACGCTATGGCTGACGCTGCACGTATTCACGGTGTAGCTATTAAGTGGGGAGCAGCTTGGAGTGTAGGCAACATTGCTGAGTGGGACGGTTCTATGGAGGATGCAATGAATGCATACGTAGACCTTCGCCGTTCACAAGGTCGTAGGCCCTTTATTGATGCTCCCCATTTTGAACTTATGTAAGCAGTATGTACACGTTTGTTCTTATGGTGTATCTAGGTACAACTAGAGAACTAATAGAGGATACGATGGTGTTTAACAATATAGAGCATTGTAACTACTACGCTAGAGAGATAACTAAGAGATACAGCACACACGGTATAGCTCCTGAAGATAGGGTTGTAGCTTATTGTTTACCTAAAGTCAGGGAGCTAAAATGAGTATTACATATAGAGGTGAAAAGTTTGCAGGTTATAACAAGCCGAAGCGTACCCCTGATCACCCGAAAAAAAGTCATGCCGTACTTGCAAAAGAAGGTAAGACCATCAAGCTCATCAGGTTCGGTGAACAGGGAGCGAAGACCGCCGGGAAACCAAAGTCAGGTGAAACGGACAAGATGAAAAAGAAACGTGCATCCTTTAAAGCAAGACACGGTAAGAACATTAAAAAAGGTAAACTAAGTGCAGCATATTGGGCTGATAAAGTAAAATGGTAGCACGTATGTGTACTGCCTCTATTTGGAGATAAATTAATGATGAATAAAAAGAAAGCTGGTGCCTATATGGGTGGTGGCATGGCTAAAAAGAAAAAACCTATGGCGGCAACAGGTTACAAAGAGGGTGGTGACACTAAGAAAAAAGAAACTTTTGGTCAGGCGTTTAAACGTAGCCGTAAAAAGTTTATAAATAGTGGCAGTGCTGCAGACTACACCTTTAAACACAATGGAAAGTCTTACAACATTCTTCAAAAGGGTGAGACTAAAGCTGGTGTAATGAAAAAGTTCTCTGCACCTAAGACATCTGTACGTCCTAAGACACGGCCTAGTGCAGGTATCTCTGCTAATACTAAGAAGAAGATTGAAGAGACAGTTAGAAAAGTAGCTACTCCTTCTGCAACTACTTCTAAAGACAAAGGTAGTTCATATGAAGAAAGGCAAAAGCAATTACGTAAGGATAAAGCAGCCGCTGCAAAGCGCAGAGGTATAGGCGCAGGTTCTTTTGCAGGTAAGGGTGCAGGTAAAGATAAACCTAAAGCCAAACCTACACGTAAAGCTGATGGTGTTCCCGCTAGGTTGCGTGAAAAAACAACTGATGGACTTCCTAAAGGTATTGGAGGGATGCTTAATCGTAAAGATGAGCCGGGCGCACCTTTCTTAGGATCAAAGGGTGGTAAATCTGCTAAAGCAAAAGCTGCTAACAGTGCAAAAGTTGCTGCAGGACAAGCTAAGTATAGAGATAGAGGAACACCTGTACAGCTTACTCTTTCACGAAGAAACTTGCGTAAGTTTAAAAAAGACCCGTCTTCTTTGACTAAGATAGAAAAAGATCGTTTATTTAAAACTTTAAAGCGTCAAGGTGTTGCTATTCCTAAAGGTCTTTCTGGAAACAATCGGTAGGACTTAATAAATAAATTGCATAACGGGGTTGCAATCTTGTATGTAGTCCTGTAACATAAAGCATGGTATAACTATCTCTGGTAATACATAGAGGAGTTATACCATGTTTAAGAAATTTATCAAAGTACTACAAGAGAGCCAACAGCGCAGAGTACAATACTGGCAGTTACACAATATGTCAGATGCCTCTCTTAAAGACATTGGAGTCACACGTGGTGAAATCAAGCAGAAGTTCTACGGCAAAGACTGTATCTAAAGCGAAACCTAAGAGAGGCTACGCTAAGGGTGGGTCAACAGTAAATGCGGCAGGTAATTATACTAAGCCTAGTATGCGTAAGTCTCTTGTCGCATCCGTTAAGGCTGGCGGCAAAGGAGGAAAGCCCGGCCAGTGGTCGGCTCGTAAAGCTCAAATGGTTGCCAAGCAATACAAAGCAAAAGGTGGAGGGTACACGTAATGAAAGTAGACGCACCTAAAGGTTATCATTGGATGAAACAAAAAGATGGCAGCTTAAAACTAATGAAGCATGACGGTAAGTTTGTTCCTCACAAGGGGGCAAGCCTTACTGCTAACTTTGCTGTACAGAAAAAACACAATGCCAAACAAAAGTAAAACAACTAAAGCAAAGAAAAAGCCAACCGCCAAGATGAACTCTGGCGGTTTAGCTTCAAGTCAAAAGAGCCTTAAGTCGTGGACTAAGCAGGATTGGAGAACTAAAAGTGGTAAACCTTCTACGCAAGGTCCAAAGGCTACAGGAGAACGTTACTTGCCAGCTAGTGCTATTAAGGCTATGGGTGCTGGTACGTATGCTGCGTCTTCAGCAAAAAAGAGAGCAGATACAGCAAAAGGTAAACAGTTCTCTAAGCAGCCTAAGAAAGCGGCTAAAGCGTCTAGGGCGCACAGGAGAATAACGTGAGCAAAAAGTTAAATGAAAAGCAACAACTCTTTATGCAGGTCTTGTTTGATGAGGCCCAAGGAGATGTTGTACAAGCTAAGAAGTTAGCAGGTTACTCAGATGGTACTGCTACACGTATAATAGTTGAAGCTTTAAAGGATGAAATCTTTGAGGCTACTAAAACTTATATGTCTAGGCTTGGCCCTAAAGCTGCTGTAGCTTACGGTAGTGCACTTATGGACCCTACACAGTTAGGCATTAAAGAGAAAATGGTAGCAGCAGGGCAGATACTAGATCGTGCTGGTGTTGTTAAAACTGAAAAGGTTGCTGTTGAGTCTAGTGGTGGATTGTTTATCTTACCACCTAAAGAGGGCAGTGATGCCTGACTTCTTTGCTGAAAACGACTTAGGCTTTTGGATGTTACCTAAGCCTGACAAGATGAAGAAGTGGGAAAGAATACCAAGGTTAGTCAAACCTGTGCCTTGGGGTTACGAGATAGACCCTGATAACAAAGAATGGTTAAATCCTATCGTTAGAGAACTAGAACTATTAGAGCTTGCAAAGAAACATTTAAAGCAGTATAGTTATAGAGAAGTTTCTGCTTGGTTAACTACACAGTCAGGTAGAAGTATATCTCACATGGGTTTAAAGAAAAGAGTAGACATTGAGCGAAAACGTAAAACAGTTGCTAGAATTAAACGTGAGCTTGCCAAAAGGCTCCAAAAAGCCATCTCGCATTACGAAACGCTTGAAAAAGAAAGGGTCGGCTACTACACCCAAGCCAACTAAAAAAGTTTCACGTGAAACAAAACAGAAGGTTCCTGCTACTCCTATAGCTCAACCCTTTGATGTAGAGGAAGCGCAGAACATTGTCTTCAAACCTAACGCAGGGCCACAGACAGACTACTTAGCTTCTAGTGAACGTGAGGTTTTATATGGCGGGGCAGCGGGTGGAGGTAAGAGTTACGCTACACTAGCAGACCCTTTACGCAGTCTTAACCATAAAGACTTCAGTGGGTTACTTGTACGGCATACTACAGAAGAACTTAGGGAGCTTATACAGAAAAGTCAAGAGTTGTACCCTAAAGCAATTCCCGGTATTAAGTGGTCAGAGCGTAAGTCACAATGGGTTACACCTAGAGGTGGGCGCATTTGGATGAGTTACCTAGACAAAGACCAAGACGTTATGCGCTACCAAGGACAGGCGTTTAACTACATTGCATTTGATGAGTTAACACAATGGGCTACACCGTTTGCGTGGAACTATATGCGCTCACGCTTACGTAGCTCCGCACCTGAGTTAGGCTTGTATATGAGAGCTACAACTAACCCCGGTTCTATTGGGCATCAATGGGTAAAGAAGATGTTTATTGATCCTTCTAAACCTAACAAGCCTTTCTGGGCTACTGATATTGAAACAGGGGAACGCTTAGAGTACCCTAAAGGCCACACTAAAGCAGGACAACCTTTGTTTAAACGTAGGTTTATACCTGCCAGTTTGTTTGATAATCCTTATCTAGCTGACAGTGGTGACTACGAAACTATGCTTTTATCTATGCCAGAGCATCAACGCAAACAACTATTAGAAGGAAACTGGGATGTCAATGAGGGTGCAGCGTTCCCTGAGTTCAACAGAAAAATACATGTTGTTGACCCTTATGACATACCTAATAGCTGGACGAAGTTCAGAGCTTGCGATTACGGCTACGGCAGTTGGACAGGTGTTGTGTGGTTTGCTGTGTCTCCCTCAGAGCAACTGGTAATATACAGAGAGATGTATGTCACCAGAGTTACAGCTACAGACTTAGCTGATATGATCTTAGAGGCAGAGGCAGACGATGGCACCATAAGATACGGCGTGTTGGACTCGTCCCTCTGGCATAAAAGAGGTGACACTGGGCCTAGCCTAGCTGAACAAATGATTATGAGGGGCTGTCGCTGGAGGCCGTCTGATCGTTCAAAAGGGTCTAGGGTTTCAGGTAAAAATGAGATACACCGCCGTTTGCAGGTAGATGAGTTTACTGAGGAACCCCAACTCGTATTCTTTTCTACCTGCACCAACTCTATAGCGCAACTACCTAGTCTACCGTTAGACAAACGCAATCCAGAAGATGTTGATACAAATGCAGAAGACCACTTGTATGATGCTATACGTTACGGTATAATGACTAGACCACGAAGCTCCCTATGGGATTTTAATCCTGCAACACAGAGAAGCGGCTTTCAAGCTGCTGATCCTACATTTGGATATTAAGTATGGACCCTGAAGATTTTACAAACGACTTTGAACAGAACTTAGAATCTGCAGAATCGGCACACATTAAAGATGTTACTACTCAAGCTATGTCTGATCCTAAAGCAGGACACATTATTGAGTTAGTTATGAGTAAGTTTAAGAAAGCTGAAGATGCAAGGTATATTGATGAACAGCGATGGATGGGTGCCTATCGTAACTATAGGGGTATATACAATACTGAAGTACAATTTACTGAGGCTGAAAAGTCAAGAGTATTTGTAAAGGTTACTAAGACTAAAACACTAGCTGCTTATGGTCAAGTAGTTGATGTATTGTTTGGTAACAAAAAGTTTCCTCTTGCTATTGATCCTACTACACTACCAGAGGGTATTCAAGACTCAGTGCACTTTGATACCAACCCTCAAGCAGAACAAGGTGCAAGTGAGTTAAAAGAAGCCTTTGATCCTGTACCTTTGTTTAATAGTGATACTGTACTTGAGCCGGGAGATACTGTTGTATCTTTGCGTGAGCGTGTTGGTGGTATGTTTAAAAAGTTACAACCTGTTGAAGATAAACTAATAGATGGTCCCGGCACTGGTCCTACTGCAGTAACGTTTAGCCCTGCTATGATTGCAGCAAAGAAGATGCAAAAGAAAATACACGATCAACTAGAAGAGTCAGGTGCTAACAAACAGTTACGCTTAAGTTCTTTTGAGTTGGCATTGTTTGGCACAGGTATCATGAAGGGTCCATTTGCTGTCAACAAAGAGTATCCTAATTGGAATGAGGAAGGTGAGTATCAGCCTACAATCAAGACTGTGCCTTCTACTAGCCATGTATCTATATGGAACTTCTACCCTGACCCTGATGCAGCTAACATGGATGAGGCTGAGTACATTGTTGAACGTCACAAGTTGTCACGCTCACAAGTACGTGCACTTAAAGGTCGGCCTTTCTTTCGTGATAACGCCATTGAAAAGTCTCTTAACATGGGTGAGTCCTATGAAAAGAAGTGGTGGGAACAAGCTATGGAAGATGACTCTCAAGAGTCAAAAGCAGAGCGTTATGAGTTGTTTGAGTTTTGGGGATACGTAGATACAGACATCCTTAAAGAACACGATATTGACATTCCTAAAGAACTAAAAGATTTAGAGCAGTTGAGTGTTAACATTTGGGTGTGTAACAATCACGTTATCCGTTTAGTTATGAACCCATTTAAACCTGCACTTATTCCTTACTACGCTGTACCCTATGAGCTTAACCCTTATAGCTTCTTTGGTGTAGGTATAGCTGAGAATATGGATGATACACAGACTCTTATGAATGGGTTTATGCGTATGGCTGTAGACAATGCGGTTATGTCGGGTAACCTTTTGATAGAGATTGATGAAACCAACTTAGTTCCCGGCCAAGATTTATCTCTGTATCCCGGAAAAGTCTTTAGAAGACAAGGGGGTGCGCCCGGACAAGCTATTTTTGGTACTAAGTTTCCGAATGTTGCTGGCGAGAATATGCAACTATTCGATAAGGCTCGTACATTAGCAGACGAGAGTACAGGCTTTCCTAGCTTTGCTCATGGTCAGACAGGAGTACAAGGTGTCGGACGTACAGCTTCTGGCATTAGTATGCTCATGTCTGCTGCTAATGGTTCTATACGGAATGTAATTAAGAACGTAGATGATTACATGCTTGCCCCTTTAGGTAAGGCATTCTTTAACTTTAACATGCAGTTCGACTTTGATCCTTCTATTAAAGGTGACTTGGAAGTACGCGCACAGGGTACTGAAAGCTTGATGGCTAACGAAGTACGTAGCCAACGTTTGATGCAGTTCTTGCAAGTAGCACAGAACCCAACACTAGCACCGTTTGCTAAGATGGATTACATCATTCGTGAGATTGCTGTGAGCATGGACCTTGACCCTGATAAGGTAACTAATAGTCTACAAGACGCTGCAATACAAGCGGAGATACTCAAGAAGTTCGCACAGCCTCTACCAGAAGCACCACAAGGTGCAGTTCCTCAGTCGGGTGGTCAAGCCCCTGCACCACAAGGACAAGCTCCTACAGGCCCACAAGACGCCTCTGGCGGTGGAGGGGGTAACATAGGTACAGGCTCCGCACCTGCTCCGGGTGAGCAAGGCTTTACAGGGACACAACAACAATGAGTGCGCTAACAAGGTTTATCTCCAAAGAACTCAAGGAAGCTTTCGGGGCTACGGATAACCCTAAGTTTAATCCTATGTTTAAAGAGACAGGTGGTATGCTTGATGATGTATCGGACCCTGATACAGATACTGTTGCTGAGTTCTACAGTCCTATGGAGTCTGCTATTGAGAATGCTCCTATAAGTAAAGCCGGTACTAGAGGAAGAAACATTGAGGCGTTTGTACGTAAACGTGCACCTAAAGTAACCAAGGGTGAGTTAGACTATAGAGAGTTTAGTTTAGACCCTGAGAGAAGGTACACTAGAGGTAGCAACAGTAATGTCCTTGATTATGCAGATGAGTACTCTATTGATACCGAGGCTGTAGATATTGGGTCTTTAAACATTAAGGCTTTAAAAAAGAATCCTTTGTATCGTAACACTCAAAGACAAAGTAATTTAACAGACCCAGAGGTAGGCTATCAAGAACTAGGCATTGATGTTGCAGGTGAAGATTTAGGTTTAATGACACATCATGGTGGTTCTAACTTAGCACACACTCGTTATAGTTTAAGGCAAAACTTGCTTGATCCTAAAGCAGATAAAAAGGCTCCTTATTATGAGAGAACTCCTGAAGAGGGACCAGATTACATTTTAATAGAAGAACTGCAGTCTGACGTAATACAAAATATGTCAGATAATCCTAGTAAAGTTATTGGTGAGGCTACAGCAGAGTACCGAAAAGAGTTTAAGTCTGCTATGGAAGACATAGCTTTTAAACCTGAGTTTGATATGCCGGGAACTCTATTTGAAGACTTTGAAGACTTTGTGTTTAACAAGTACTTACCTATAAGAACTAATAAAAAACTTAGTGACTCTGAAGCAGATAAAGCTATTCAAAAGATATTTGAGGACGCAGACTTACTGCCTTTTGCGTCAAAACCTAGAGCTAACTTGATAGCTATAAAACAATACTTTGAGGCAATGGCACAAAAGAAGCTTAACGTATATGATTTCTCAGGCAAAGATAATATATTAGGTCTTGTTATGGATGAGGCAAATGATGTTATAGGTAAGGCTCTGATGACTACAAGTAAAAAAGAAACACCTATTCCTAAATTGACTGACTCTGTACGAGTACTATTGCAGTCTATTATTGCTGACGCTAAGTCTAAGGGTATTGATGAGATCGTATTACCACCTATTGAGAAACTTGCAGCAAAACGATTTAGTGCAACTTCAAAAGAATACAAAGCGTCTATAGCCAAGGGTTCAGGGTTTCACAATACTTATGTAGTTGCCTTTGAAAAAGCTCTTAAACAATTAAAGGGTGAATTGGGTAGTCAAGTAAAGATAGGTAAGAAAGATTTAGTTTATAGATCAGATATTTCTGTTAATGATAGGCGAATGGCAGAAAGATTTCCTAGAGGGGATATTGCTAAACGAGTTGCGGAAGCTGATGCCGCAGGTAATGTAAAAGTACAAGGTACATCTATCAACATTAAAGACTTGAAGCTAGACCCAAAGAAAGCTAAACTACGTCTAAACAAAGGTGGATTAGTACAGAGGCCCAGCGCATGAGTAAGTTAAAGAAGTTAGTTAATGACAAGCCTTTATGGGATTCTTTCTGTATTATGCTTGACAACAAAATTAATATGGTGCATACTAACATGGAACAAGCTGAAGATCAAAAAGCTTTATTTAGGTTCCAAGGTCAGGCCAGTGCCTTACGCAAATTAAAAACATTGAGAGAAGAGGTTAACGCAGATGGCTGAAGATCAAACACGTATGGCGTTCATGAGCGATGCAGATGAAAAGGTTGACCCTGTATCGGGTAACGATGTACCTCCGGGTTCTTTGCCTGAAGAGGTACGGGATGACATTGATGCTAAACTAAGTGAAGGCGAGTATGTTGTACCTGCTGATGTTGTACGTTTCTTTGGTGTTAAGCTTTTTGAAGACCTACGCATGGAAGCCAAGAGGGGTCTTGCTGCTATGGATGAAGATGGGCGCATTGGTGGTGAGCCTGTACCTGAAGAAGTTTACAATGACGATGAGGTTGTTACAGATGAAGACCTTGAGAAACTAAAAGGTATGCTAACTACGGGCATGGCTGATGGTGGCTTGATAGATAAAATCGTTAATGCAGCCAAAACAGACCCTACAGTTAACAAGGTGTTGAATGCTCAAGGAGTTACTGTAGGCATGGCTGAAGGGGGTGTAGTTAAACGCTACGCTAACGGAGGTTACGAAGAAGGTAAAGTAGCGGAAGCACTAAAAGGTGTTATGGGTTTAGTAAAAACTAATCCTAAGTTACAAGAAATGTTAGCTACTAAGGGTCTTAAGATTAATACTACAGGTGCTGACAAGACTGCTGAAGCTATGGAAAAAGCTAATAAGCCTAACGTAACAACAGAGCCTATCATGGATGAGAAACAAGTTACTGTAGGCATGGCTGAAGGCGGTATGGTTGCAGGTGATCCTTTTGACTTTGAAGAGAAAGCACGTGCATCTGCAGCAGAAGGGGATAATGTTACACCTGCACAGATGAAACAGGTCTTAGCTGACTTTGATGCTTTGCCTCAATTCAAAGGTGTATACAATGAGGATATTAAATATTTAGCGGATGCGGGTTCACTTGTGACTGCACCAAACTCTACCTTTAACTTTCAAGATTGGATGACTGTAGGTTTTACTCCTGCAACGGACATGTTTAGTTTTCTGGCAAATAACACAGAAGGCTTAAAGATGATTAAGTACGTCAATGCAGACGGGCGTATTTTAGAACTTGCAGAAGGCGTTGCACCACCAGCAGGTTTTGAGTTGTATACACCTCCTGCTGCGACTGCGCCTACAGCACAGGCTACTAATCAGCCTGTAGAAAAAAAAGAACGACAAACTGGTGATGACTCTAGGGTTGGCCCCGAACCTAAAGGAGACACGGAGCCTACCCCTCCACCAAACTTTAGTGTGATGACTACTGATGAACTAAAAGCTGCTATGGATAGTGCTGCCACGGTAAACAAGTTTTCTAATTTAGGAATGTTGCTTGGGCCTATAGGCGCACTAGGGGGTATTGCAATTCAAGCCACTATGAGGTCAAGAGGTATTCAAATTGGTAAGGCTGCTGAAGAGAAACTAAAAAAGACGGACAAGAATAGTGCTGAATATGCAAAACTTGTAGAATTAGTAAAACGAGGTGGCATTGCAAGTTCAGGACCAACAGGTTGGATTGCAGGTAAGCTGGCTAAAAAGGCACAAGAGAATGCTACTGCTGCTGCAAAAGAGGGGGGCGTAGACGGTACTCCTACAATTACTGCAAAGGTAAGTAGTGCAGACATTACTAAAACGTCTTCAAGCAGCAGTCTTAATAAAGCTGCACGATTAAAAGCATCTAAGGAAAGACTAGACGCTCGTATTGAGCAGGAAAGAAAAGACGCTGCAGAAGCTGCAGAAAAAGCAAGACAACAAGCAGCAGCCTTTGCCGCCGCTTCTCGTCCAGTAAAGGGTGGAAGTGGCAATGGCGGCAATGGCGGTGGCGGCAATGGCGGTGGCGGTACAGGCGGTGGCGGTACAGGCGGTGTAGGTGCTGGCACTACAGGTGCTGGTACAGATGGTAGTTCTAGTAGTGGTCCCGGTAAAAAATCGGGTGGCGGTATAAAAAGTGGACCTACAAAAGGTAACCTATCTTCAGAGAGAAGTAAAAATGAAGCGGCAGGTGGTTATAGTGGGGGCGGTAAGTATGGGGGTTTTAACAAAGGTGGCTTAATAAATAAACCAAAGACTAAGAGTTACGCTAACGGGGGATACGTAACTGCAAACGAACCAGCGAAGAAGAAGAAACGAAAAGGCTTAGGTACTAGGCCGTAACACAAGGAACTAAAAATGCCAGCAGAAATGACAACAATAGAAAAGCCTAAAGTAGCGGGTTTTGTAGATTCAAAACATATTAACGCTAACTCACGGCGTATTGCAGAAGCAGAGGCTGAACTAGAAAAACTTGATTCCAAGCAAGAAGAGGTAGAAGAACAAGCAGAGCCTGTGGAAGCAAAAGAAGAAAAGGCTCCTGATACAGGTGAAGAACGCACTTATAAGAAACGCTATGATGATCTACGTAAGATGCAACAACGTCAAGCTGAAGAACTAAAGACTATTAAGTTACAGCTAGAGAACGCTAAAGAGCAAGGTGTTGTGCGTCCTCCTAAGTCGGATGAAGACATTCAAGCGTGGGCTGATAAGTACCCTGATGTAGCTGCTATTGTTGAGACTATCGCTGAGAAGAAAGCTCAAGAGAAGTTTAGCTACGCAGAGGATCGTCTTCAACAGATTGATGAGATGACTGCTGAAGCAGATCGTAACAAATCTCTTGATAGTATTCGTACTGCACACAGTGACTTTGATGATCTTAAAGAGAGTGATGAGTTTCATGATTGGGCAGGGGAACAGCCTAAGTGGGTACAAGACGCTTTGTATGAAAACCAAGATGATCCACGTTCTGTTATTCGTGTTATTGATCTTTACAAGTCAGACAAAGGTATGGACACTAAGTCTCGTAAGAAAGCCACCAAAGATGCAGCTAAGGCAGTAGTCAACAAACGTGCTACTAAACCTGACACTGTAGATACAGAAGGGACTTTTAGTGAGTCTCAAGTTAAGAAGATGAATGATAAAGAGTTTGAAAGTAATATGGATGCAATCATTGAGTCCCAACGTACTGGCAAATTTGTTTATGATCTCTCTGGTGGTGCAAGATAAATAATTAAAATAAATACTTGACACTCATGGTTTAATAGGTATAACTATGGGTGTCATTATAAATACTATATAAAAGCCCTACATACATAAGTAGCTACCTTTTACTTTAGTATACTCTAAGCAACAACATATTAGTTAAGACCTACCTGAATTTACAGGCCCGTTATCATAACGCTACCCTTCAAAATGCAGCCTCTTCAACTTGTGTTAAGCTTACTTAAACCTAAGCCAAACATTCAATGGAGGATTCATTATGGCTTTTACAACAGCATCAGGTTATGGGAATTTACCAAACGGTAATTT